AATGGTTCATTTCGAGAGAGCGCGCGGCCAAATATATTGGGTATTCGGATCCTGATAATGTCCACGTAAAAGCCCGGCGTCAAAACTGGAAATGGCAAGAGCTCCAGGTCCGGGGCGGGCTGAAGAAGTTCTACGCTGTCGAATCCCTCCCCGCCGCCGCGCAGATCAATTTCTACAAAGATCTCGGCGTTCATCTCGCCCCACAGGAAGACGAATCCCCGACCAATCGTTACCAGCGCGCCAGTGAAGTCATGCGCCGGCGCGCGCAGCGCCGTTTGGATTCATTGAAAGCCTGGCGCGCTTATCGCCGGGGAACTCCCAGGAAGAACAAAAGCAAGGCCGACAAGGATTTCGTCTCTTTTTGGAATACGACGCATCCCGAGGAGCGAATCAGCCGCGCCACGCTCCATCGCTTCGATGATGCAGAGAAACAGGACGGCATCAGCGGCCTGGTCGATGACTATCCACGCAAGTCCAATAACCAGGCGCTGTTCAGCGAGGAGGCCCGCGCCTATCTCGAGTCGCTCTTCCTGGACGAATCCCGCCGCGATATCAGATCGTGCTATCAGAACATGCGCTTCATGGCCAAGCTTAACGGCTGGACGATCCCCTCCTACACGACCTGCCGGCGCCATCTGCTGAAGCTCTCGCGCGATGTCGTCACCTATCTGCGCGAAGGCAGCAAGGCCTTCCACGACAAGGCCTATCCATCCGTCCAGCGCGATCCAAGTTCAATAGAAATCGGCCAGGTCTATGTCGCCGACGATCGCTTGGCGGATATCAGCTTTGGCCAGGGCAAGGCCGGCGACCGCGTTTGGGTCACCGTGTGGATGGACATGCGCTCGCGCAAGGTGATGAGCGTCATCTTCACGTCGAAAGGAAACAACACCCAGGCGGTGCTGGATGGATTCTACCAGGCCGCCCAGGAACACATCGCGAACGAAGTCTATTTTGACAACGGCGGAAATTATCGCGAAGCCGGCTACGTCACCAAGGATCAGGAAGCGACGATGCCGCCGCACCTGCAAGCGCCATTCAAACAGCTTTTAGGCGCGGACAAAATCCACTGGGCGCTGCCGGGTAACGCCAGGGCCAAAGTGGTGGAGCGCGCCTTCTTGGAAATGGCGCGCATCAACGACAAGAATTCTCCGGGGTATACCGGGATGAACGTTCTCAAGCGCCCCGAGGGTTGGTACCTGGAGCGCGCCGAGGGAAATTTTCTCTCTGCCGAAGAGATCGTTAAAAATATCCGCTATTACTTCTTCGAGATCTGGAACAATTGGGGCCCCGACGGCAGGAAATCTCCGAATGAAATATGGGTAGAGTATTTCTCCAAGCACGCCAGGCGCCGAGTTGATCCGGAGTATCTGCGCAATCTCCTGCTCCGCACCCATCCCAAACCGATCAAGTTGCGCGCCAACGGCATCCAGTTCGGCAAAATGTGCAACGGCGCGCATAGCGAAACACGGTGCCATTGCAAGCCGAGATTCTACTGGGACGAATCTCTGCAGCTGCTCACCGGCGGGACCAGAGAAGTCTGGGTGAAGTTCTCTGACTTCGAGCCCGAGCACATTTGGATTTACCGTAAGGACGGAACTCCAATCGGAGAAGTGCCGATCTATGCCTACAACAAAGTTCCCGCGCTGCGTGCCGGAAAGCAGATTGGCGAATACCAGGGAGGAAAGAAGCGCCGCGTAAACGAGATCAAAGCGCTCAGCGATCGCATCAAGGATATCCACCAGCTCAATCTTGAAAACCCTGAAGCCCTGATGCAGCGCGCCGATGTGAAAGCCTCTCCAGAGCCGGCCATCAATATCGAAACCGGCGAAGTCATCGAAATGGTGGAGGCCTTCGTCCCAGCGCATCCGGCGCCGGATCCGATCGCTAACATCGAAGTCATCCGCAAACGCAGCCACAAAATAAAGGAGACCTTCGACCATGTCGAAGATATTCTCTCAACGCTTCCCGATCAGATCGCGACCGATCCCGGCAATGCCTGGGATCATCTCGACGGGATCATCTGATCTGCCACAACCGATTGCAAGAAAAACGCGGGCCTACGATCCGGTCCGCAACAGCAAAATGGTCATGATCAAAGATTCATTCAGCCAGGGCCGCGGCCGCGACGATGAGCTGTTCCCCTTGCTCGCCGCATTCGGAACATTGTCCAGGGAAAATGGCGACGGCCGCAATGCTGATTATCTGAAAGCCCTGAACGCTTTGATTCAATACAAGAAGCCGATCGCGATTGAGGATTGAATAATGAGAATCGACGTCATTTCAGGCAATGGCTGCAGCACTGCAGTGATTAATGGATTTTCGCATCGCTCGCGCTTTTGGCCCATTGCGCTGGCCGGCGCGATCTTTAAATGTCATTGGCATGCCGTTGCCAATCGGTTCAGCTTTATCTATCGCAGAATCAAGCATTGAAATCTTTACCCCACCGGAGACTTGCGGCCTCCCGCCTCCAGTCTCCGGCCTCCACTAACTCCAAAGGCATAGGAGCAAGGACATGAGCTACATCTACATCGATCATCTCAAAACGATGATCGCAAAAAGCAGCCAGCGCGCCATCGCGAAGGCTATCGGCATTAATCCGGGCACGCTGAATCAGTACCTGAATCAGGCCTATCTCGGAAAAGTCGAATCGATCAATGAAAAAATCAAGGCCTACATCGAAAGGGAGGCCGAGCGTGGCGACAATTGGACCGATATCATCATCCAGACCGACATCCTGCAGACCATCAATAAAACCGTGAAGCTGATCCACGCCATGAGGAAAATCGGCGTGATCTACGGCCCTGCAGGTCTCGGAAAAACCGAGAGCGCCAAGCAATACGTGAGGACAAATCCCGGCGCCTATCTCGCTACCGCCCGGCCGGTGTACAAGTCCGTGGCCGGCGTCATCACGCTGCTCTATGAGACGATCTTCCGGGAGGTCAAGAATCTTCCCCCGCGCCACGCGAGCGCCACGCTCATCGAACGCCTGCGAGGCTCGGACGCGATCGTGATCATCGACGATGCCCACGAGCTGACCAATGATGCGCTCGAGGAGGTCCGGGCCATCCACGATGCGAGCCAATGCGCCTTCGTGCTGATCGGCACCGAGGAGATCTTGAATCGGCTTCAGGACCGCCGCACCGGCAAGATCCTGGCGCAGATGTCCAGCCGCATCCCGGTGCGCCGCACGTTCTCTCTGGAGCCATCCAGGAAGGACCTGCGCGCCGTCTGCGAAGCGTATGACGTCAGAAACAAGGAAGTCATCGACCGCCTGGCGGCAAAGGGCAGGCGCGGCGGCCTGCGGCTCGCGGTGCACCAGCTCAAGATCGCGCGCTTTCTCGCCCAGGGAAAGAAAGTCGATCTCAGGCATCTCATCGACGCCGAAATAGTTTCTGGCGAGCATCTGATCGAGGCCACCAATGCTTAACAATAAACAGCTCGCCATCATCCACGTGGCCAAGTCGCAGCTGCGCCTGGGCGATGAAGAATACCGTTCGATCTTGAGCTCCGTATGCCGGCGCGAAATCAGAAGCTCGAAGGAAATCAGTAATCTCGAAGAGCTGAAGGGCGTCATGTCGGCCTTCGAGAAGCTTGGCTTCTCTCCCAAGAGAGCGTTCGCCGCTTTCGCCAAAAAGCAGCGCCTGGCGGATAGCACGATCAGCCCCCAGCAAATCGAGTTCATCGAAACGCTTTGGCAGAAGGTCACCAGGAACCCGGAGACCTGGCGCGAGTCCCTTAACCATTTTCTCAGCGCCAGGTTTCTCTGCGTCGATATCAAAGCCTTGAGCGGGATGAAGGCCATCAACGTCATCGAAGCGCTGAAAGACATGGTGCTCAAAAGCACCCTGGTCGAGATCCATTCGATCATCTATGGTTGCCCGGTTGTGCAAAACCAGCTGCTCGAAGTCTTCAAGACCGTCAAGACCTGCTTTTCGCATGAAGAGCTCGCTGCGATCATCTCCACGGTTTTCTATAATGATCCCGATTTCATGCAGAAGTCAAAGATCGCGGTGCAAGCATACGAAACGATTATGTCTCACGAACCAATTACTCAATGAGGTCCGCTATGGCAACAGGCGTCAAAGCATTCGAAGAGCTCGATCCATTGCTCTTGAGGTATGCCGGGTTTGAAACGGTCATCGCCAAACAAGAGGCGGCGATGAACGCGAGGATCCAGAAGATCCGCGATGAGTTCGACCAGGCGACTATCGAAGCCCGCAAGGAGAAGCTGGTGATCGAGAGCGATATCGAGGTGTTTTGCCGGAGCAACAAGCACGAATTCGAGAAGTCCCGTTCCAGGGATTTCGTGCATGGCGTGGTCGGGTTCAAGTTCAACCCGCCGAAGGTTTCGATTCTCAATCGCAAGTCAACCATCAAGACCGCCATGGAGCTGATCAAGCGCATATTCGACGGGAAGTACGTCCGCTCCAAGGAAGAGATCGATAAGGAGCTGATCCTCGCGGACTATGCGGCCGGCAGTCTCAAGGATGGCAACCTGGCCGCGGTGGGCTTGAAGGTTGATCAGGATGAGACCTTCTACATAGCCATAAAATGGGATCAGATCGAGCAGAAGTCAGCCGCCTAACGATTATCGCCGAGCGCTCAACATGGAATGCCCAACCTGCCATAACGAAGGCTTCGAGCCCAGCGTAGAAATTCCCCGGCCGCTGCGCAACATCGGCGGCAAGGAGAATTTCAAAACGTTCAGCGTTCGGCGATATATCTGTTTGCAGTGCGGTACCAGCTTCAAAACGAAGGAGACCTTCTTCATGAGGATCATGATCAAGCGAAACCAGCACGAGCTCTTCGATGGCCATCGATAGAAAACGCCTGCAGACCTTCCGCCGCGAGATCGCCGATCTGCAGAACCAGCTCAGCTTCGAAGAATTCTATCGCGTCATCCGCGCCAAGATCCTGGATGCCCTGGCCCGCGATGATGGGCGGCTATTCAAGGAACTCAGCATCAGCCAGCAGCGCCGCTTCATCGAGCGCCTGTTCAAACCCGGCTACGAAGAATTCGTGAAGAAGATCTTCTCGACCTACAATGCGACTCTCGACGTTGTGAACGATCTCTACAAAGATCTAGGTGTCGACATCAGCCGAGACTTTTCAAAGATCCGCGCCATCGAAGAGGTGAATCGGCAAACCCTTGGAGTCTATACTCGCAGCACCGTCAAGGATATCCAAAAGGTTCTGCGTATCGGGCTGACCAAGGGCGAGAACTTCAAGCAGATCACTCGCCGGCTTCAGACGCTGGATGAAAAGGTCGTCACCTTTGCAGAAACGATCGCGCGCACCCAGGTCAAGGGCTATGCCCGCCTGGCGAAGTCGGAGAAGGCGCGCATCGCCGAGGTTTTTTTCTACGAATACACCGGCATCATTCGCGCCGTCACCAGGCCGTTTTGCCGGGCTATGATCGGATCCACACAGGACATCGATACTATCAGCAAGATGCGCAATGGCAACAAGGAGCCGGTCATCACCTATTGCGGCGGCTGGCGCTGCGTCCACGACTGGGAGCCGGATCCGTTTGCTAAGGTAGCCAGTGCTGGAGAATGGCAGGAGGTAGAATTCGGCGGGCGGACCATGAAAGTATTTTCAGAGAAGAGCCTCGCGAGCCTGGTGGGAGAATATGAACAGAGGCTTCGAGCTGCGAGGCAGGAAAAACCGAAGAGCAAAAAGAGAAACAATGAAAGGATGAGATGAAAGATGGAACCAAAGAACGATAAGCGATTGCTGCCGTGCCCGTTTTGTGGGCATCCACCCATAATCGAGCCATGGCATGGAGGCTTGCCTGGGAAGCGCATGGTAAACTGTGACAATTCGCGATGCGCTGTTGCTCCCATGGTGACGGGAGAAACTTATGAATCCGCGATCCGGAAATGGAACCGGCGTAAATGAGGTATTTCTTTACTGTGCATACGAGGCGCGGCGGGCCGGGAAGATATTCCTACCACGCCTGGCAGAACGAAGATATCAATAGTCAAACAGATGAGGCGAAGCCTGGCGCAGCTGAGGGCAAAGGGGAAACCCCATTGGCGGCCATCGCAGATTTGTGTTGTGCTCTTGAAGCATTTTCTCTTGATGAACTCCCGAGGAATGATGGGTAGGAAATCCAAGATTGAATGGACTGACGCCACCTGGAATCCGATCCGGGGCTGTTCCAGGGTGAGCGAGGGATGCCGCAATTGCTACGCTGAGCTCATGGCAGCGCGTTTTAGCGGTCCGGGGCAGGCTTATGAAGGCCTGGCTGAAATGACGCCGGCTGGCCCTCGGTGGACCGGAAAGATCGTCCTAGTAGAGAAGCATCTGGAGGATCCGTTGCGGTGGAAGAAACCGCGAAAGATCTTCGTTAATTCTATGAGCGATCTGTTTCATGAGGATATTCCGCCATCCGTTATCGCTAAGATTTTTGCTGTGATGGCAGCAGCTCCAGAACATACGTTTCAGCTTTTGACAAAACGTCCAGAGAGAATGCAAGATCTTCTGGCCTGGGATGAATTTCCGAATATAGTCCGGCAGGAATCTGTCGCTTTCACGTGGGATTATGATGGTGATTGGCCATTGCCAAACGTCTGGCTCGGAGTGTCATGTGAAGACCAACGAGCTGCAGATCGGCGCATCCCGCTGCTTTTGAAAACTCCAGCTGAGATTCGTTTCGTTAGCGCGGAACCGCTTCTTGGGAAAATCGATATCTTCGATTCTTGTTGTCCACGACCAATTCAAGTGCCTCTTGGAACTACCCCTCCTTTAGGAAATCTTCATTGGATAATTGCTGGCGGGGAAAGCGGGCGCGGTGCCAGGCCGATTCATCCTGATTGGTTACGCAGTCTGCGCGATCAATGCGAATATGCCGGCGTGCCGTTCTTCTTTAAGCAATGGGGAGAATTTGGTCTACGTAGGACCTGGGGAGATCATGGAAGAACAAAGCACATTTTTGAAGATGGTTATATTGTTGAACGTGTCGGAAAGAAGAAATCCGGCCGCGTTCTTGATGGCGTTACCTACTCTCAATTCCCATCCTGAAAATATACCCGCCTTAAGTTCAATCCGAATCGAAAGCAAACGCAAATCACGGTGTTCATTAATGGACTTTTAGGCTAAAAATATTGCCTAAGTCCAGAATAATCTACTATACTTAGGTCGTTTTCTTTTGTCCCCCCTTTTTCCGTAAGTGAGATATACCTAATTCCATATTTGTCTTAACTATAAGCCTGTCCCCCCTTCTGTCCCCCCTTCGGCACTTCGGCTCAATAAAAACAATAGGTGATTTTTATAAAA